GACAGCCTCACGCAGGCGATCCGCTTGCTGATGGACAAGGGCCTGATCGACATGACGAAGGCGCTGAAGAAGCCAGCCGAGGAGGCAAGCCCGCCCCCGAAGCAACGCGTCAACCCCTACGCGCAGTAAGGACCGAGCATGGAAGAAGACGAACTGCCCGAGGGCGGCGAGATGGTTGAGATCGACGAGGACGAGCCCGGCGACGTGCGCGACACCGAGGACGGCGGCGCGATCGTCGACCTTGGCGAAGAGGACGAGATCGGCGGGGGCAAGTTCCTTGAGAACCTTGCCGAGAAGCTGCCCGAGCACGTGCTCAACAGGCTGGCTACCGGGCTGCTCGACCTCGTCGACCGCGACCTCGAAGCGCGCAAGAAGCGCACCGAGCAGTACGAGGACGGCATCAAGCGCACCGGCTTGGGCGACGAGGCACCGGGCGGGGCATCGTTCGCTGGCGCGAGCAAGGTCGTGCACCCGATGCTGACCGAAGCGTGCGTCGACTTCAGCGCGCGTGCCATCAAGGAAATCTTCCCGGCGGGCGGGCCGGTCAAGACCACCATCATCGGCGACCCGACGCCCGAGAAGGAGGCCAAGGCCAACCGCAAGGTCGCGCTGATGAACTGGCAGCTGACCGTGCAGTGCAAGGAAACGCGCGCCGAGCTGGAGCAGCTGCTCACCCAGCTGCCACTGGGCGGGGCCCAGTACATGAAGTGCCGCTGGGACGAGCGGCGCAACCGGCCGATGTTCGAGTTCGTCGCAATCGACGACATGATCCTGCCGTTCGCGGCCACGAACTTCTACACCAGCCCGCGCAAGACGCACCGGCAGTTCCTTACGCGCTTCGAGTACAAGAAGCGGATCCGCTCCGGCATGTACCGCGACGTCGACCTCGTAGAGAGCGGCATGGAGCCCGAGGAGAGCGCAGCGGGCAAGGCCAGCGACAAGATCGAGGGCCGCGAGAAGACCAGCTACAACGAGGACGGCCTGCGCACCGTCTACGAGATCAACGTCTTCGCCGCGATCGAGGGTGCCGAGGCCGATACCGACCCCGGCGAGGACGCCGACGAGCTGCCGTACATCGTCACCGTCGACAAGGCGACGATGAAGGTGCTCTCGATCTACCGCAACTGGGCGGAAGAGGACGAGAACCGCGAGGAGCTGGTCTGGAGCGTCGAGTTCGGCTTCATCCCGTGGCGCGGCGCGTACCCGATCGGCCTGCCGCACATGATCGGCGGGCTGTCCGGTGCCGCGACCGGCGCGCTGCGCGCGCTGCTCGACAGCGCGTAGGGGTTGACGCGTTGCTTCGGGGGCGGGCTTGCCTCCTCGGCTGGCTTCTTCAGCGCCTTCGTCATGTCGATCAGGCCCTTGTCCATCAGCAAGCGGATCGCCTGCGTGGTGCTGTCGACGAAGTCGTCATGCTTCAAGGAGCCTGAACCGGCGAATGCGCAGAGCTGCTGAATAACAGCCTCCGACCACGTCGTGAAGCGGCCCTTGTTCTTCGCGCTCTCGGGTATCCACACGAAGCGCCGCGCGAACGCGGGCGAGACGACGTGCAGCCGGGTGAGCTTGTCCGCGCGCCCCGGGTTGTAGGCGTAGGCGAGGATGTGCTCGCGCTCCAGCATCTGCCGCAGCGAGATGCCCGAGCCCTTGTCCTCGATCACCAGCATGTCCGGCTTGCGGCCGGACGTCACCGGCTTGGCCGCGCCGAACATCGGCTTGATCAGCGCGGTGTCGTTGTCGTCGCCGTACGAGCAGTTCAGCTCGCGCTTGGTGCGCTTGATCAGGTCGGGCAGGCCGAGCTGCTCCTGCCACGCGTCGAGCAGCAGGACGTGCTTCTTGTTGTCGGTGTGCCGGAAGACGCCCCAGACCGTGCACGCGCTGTGATCCGGGTCGTGGGTCTTCTTGTCCTGCGTCTTCTCGGTGAACGCGGTGTCGAGCGACATCAGGATGAACTCGAAGTGTGGCAGCGGCTTGTCGCTCGGCCACATGCGCAGCCAGCTGCGTTTGACGATGCCGCTCTCTTCCGGGTCGATCAGCTCGCCGAGCAGCTCCTGCCGCCCGAGCCGCGTGCCCTCATACTGCTCCAGCTGCTCGAAGAACACGTCGGGCAGGTGCTTCTTGTTCTCGAACGTCGTGCCGTTGACCAGCACGCGCCGCGCCTTGGGCTGGGTGAGCTTGCGCACGATGTCGCGCGGCTTGGGCGTGGTCGTCCAGAGCACCTTGGGGTGGTCGCCGAGGCGCAGCCCCATCATCGCCATGTCCCACGTCTCGTCGGCGTACTGCCATGCAGCCAGCTCGTCACAGTTGTGAACAAGGACACCGTTGGCGAAGTATTCAGGCTCGCCCTCTACCTTGAGGCAGTACACGGGTTGTCGCCCCTCTGGTCGCCAAGTTGACACAACGCTGGCTGCACAAAGTTCCGGCCCTTGACCGAAATGCTGCCCCGCACTCCGTGCATGTCCTGTCTGTTTCCCTCCGCTTGTCGGCCGAGCGTTGGTGGCACCGCACGCATCGCGTGGTTGCGTGCGCTCGTTTCCGTTCGACAAGCACGCCGCAGTCCACACAAGGGATGGAGAGCAACGGAGCCGAAGCCCAGTTCTTGCGGGGGATAGGATCGAGGGCGCAGTGATGTGCTCGGTGACCGCCGTGAGGCAAGCACTCAAGGTTGCCGATATCGTTGTTACCTTTGTCCTCGTCGCGGTGGTGAACATCGTGACCGTTTGGGATAGGGCCTCTCTCAGCCTCCCATACAGCGCGGTGCAAGCGAAGCGTGCGCTTCGGCCTGATGCTCTTGTCCGTCCGCTCGTAGTAGCCGCCTTTGTAGCGGTGCCACGTCTTCCCTCCCCATCGCAGGCAGCAATCGCACACAGCTCGTCCCCTGTCTCAAGCTGGTCCAATCTCGTCCAGCCAGACGCAAGGTACACTGGATGGTCAGCTGTGCCAACCAAATCCTCGCCCGCACTGGTCGCCACGCGCCCGACAGCTGCACTGCGAACGCTGTTCGCAAGCACACGACGAGGGCCTCTGCGCGTCAACACGAGAGAGCCCGGCCGCAAGGTTTCTATCGGGCGCGCCCCTTCGGGCGTCGCAACCTGCGTTCCTGCCACAAAGCACCAAATACGGGTGTGTTGTGGACCGCGCAAACGCTCGGGCTCCTCGGCCGAGAAGCCACGGATCGTCGCGCCGTTGGACAACGTGATCATCAGGTCTTGCTTATTGTACTTCGCGATCGAGCCCGGGGTCGCCGAGGCGAGAATGCCAGCCGGTCCCTCGAAGCAGGTGTGGATGACGTCCGAGCGCGTCGGCGCAATCACTGCGCTGGGCAGGAGGCTGGGGTCTTCCATCGCCTCCTCGTAGACCCAGTTCGCGCCGGTGAGCGTCTTGCCGAAGCCGCGCCCCGCGAGCAGGCCCCACTCGGACCAGTCAGCCTCGGGCGGCAGCTGCTTGTCACGTGCCGTGGCGAGCCACTTGGCGCGGTTGAGCACGTACTTGAGGTCATCCTCACTCAGGAGCGTCAAGCGCTCGGGGTCGAGCCCCATCAGGTCCACAGGGCTACTCACAGGGCTGACTGCGAGCAACCCGGCACCTGATACCGAGTGAGGTGGGGATGGTCACTCATCGGGGCTCCCCTGCCTGCGCAGGCCGCGCAGCACCCCGATGATCTCGCTGACCATCTCGCTCTTTGCTTCTATTTCAATAGGTTTGCCATCAGGACCGCTGTGCTCCTGCTTGGTGCTCTCGCGCCATTCCTTCGGGAAACGCGACGACATGTTGCGGCCCCAGAGCGCGCCGTTGAAGTCCTTCGACCGCAACGCGGTGTGTGCCTGATCTTCCCACCAATTCTGCGAAAGTTGCCGTGCAAGAGCAAGCGCTTCGGAAAAGTCAGGGTGCGCTGCAGGCCACGCTTCCTCCAGCGTGCTGCGCACGACACCGATGCGCGAAGCCATCTGCACAACCGAGCATCCTTGCGCTCCAAGCTGTACAACTGTCTCACAATATTCAGGTTTGTAGAGCGTAGGACGGCCAAACACGTAGCCCGGGGGCTTCGGCTTTGCACGCTTGGCAGCAGGCTTCCTCGCCTTCGCTGCCGTCTTGGCCCCCGTTGTCATCCTGTGCGCTCCGCATGTGTCTCAGGCGTCGAAACACCAGCAGATACATGCGGAGCACGCAAAAAGCAACAGGGGCCCTCGGAGCCTCAGAGGTTGTTCAGCTCCTCGACAAGCGCGAGCAGCTCGGGGCTTTTGCTGGCAAGACGCGCGTAACGATCCTTGCGCAGCTCCTCCTTGAGCGCCGCTTCGAGCTTCGCCTCGATCTCGGCCTTGCGCTTGGCACGCGCCCGACGCTCCTCGTGCGCCGTGAGGTCGACGCGATCGACGATCCACTTCGACGCCTTGCTGTCGCCGACCGCGATCTCGCGCACCGTGACCAGCGTCAGACCGTTCGAGGGGGCATCGACCACCACCTTGTCCCCGACCTTCACGCCCGGGATGTCGCACAGGTACGCGTAGCGCTTTTCGCCGCAGCTGTACGACCGCGAGACGGCCGAGTTGAACTCGCACCGCACGACACAGGTCTCGACGCCCGTCTGCTCGACCGTGTCCGGCGCGAGCTGGAGCTTGATGACCGCGTCGCGGATGCAGACCTGATAGAATGACCCGATGCCGTGGAGGCTCGCGAGCTGCGTATCCGTCAACGCCGCGACCTTGCCCACGGTGTCGAACCCTGCCTGCAGCAGCCAGTGCACCGCCGTGCCTGCTACGCCGTACTTGGTCAGTTCCCCGACCGGTGCGTTCTCGATATTCATCATCTCTTCCTTCCGTTGTGTTGGGGCCCGGCACCGCCGGGCCCATTTGAAAATTCTCAGAGCTGGGTAGCATGGGTCTGGGGAGGGTGTCAACCCTACGGTTGCAGACTTAGTCGATATCCCTGACAATCTCTTCCCAAGCCTGCACTTCACGTGCAAAAGCAGCAATATCGTAGCTTAGTATGCTCTTGCTGAGGTTCCCGCTGCGACTGCGCCAGTTGTACACAAGCGCGCCGCGCTTGGTCCTGCGGAGCGGCACAGCGACCTTGCCCGCAAACGTCGTGCGGAGCAGCCATGCTTCCCACCAACGCTCCTCCTCAGCCGCAGTCAAGACCATCGGGATGCCTTCCCGCTGCCTGCGGACCTCGCGTGTTATCTGCCGTTGGATGTGCCGCTCGGCGCGGAATATGCGCTGGCTGATCCTGCCTGCCGACACGCCTAAGGCCTCGGCTATGCTCGCCTGCGTCTCACCCGCGAGCCACCGGTCCAAGCACGTTCTGTCCAGCGGGTTGAGCGCGAACCGCGACGGGTCGTCGCGGTACGCCTGCGGCACACGCTCGTAGAGATGCGACCTGTCTGCCACCTCAGTTGCTCCCGACCAGCGTCAGGAGCCCTAGGACCACCATCACAGCGACGAGAGCACATCCCGCGAGCATTTCAGCTTGCTGGGCCCTCGTCGGCTTCTTTGGCCGGTCCAGCACGCCGCTGTCGACCAGTCTGTTCCACTCCTCGTCGGTCACAGTCCCATCCTTTCGCATTCGGCCTCGCGCTCGGCGAGCAGCCGGTCCAGTTCTTCGTGCTCTTCCCGGGAGAGCTTCGGCGTCGCGACCAGCTGCCACAGCCGATCGTTCGGCATCAGCACCTCGATCGTGATCTTGCTCAGTTCGAGGTCAGGTACGCGAGCCATTGGTCTGCCTTTCGCTGCTGCCGTTGGTTGTGCATCTGGGTGCCGACCTCGTCCATCGTCCGCAGGCACCGCGCCATGTCCTCGCGCTGCCACTGCGGCCAGCGCGGGTGTGCGAGGGTCGCCACGGCGAGGGGCTCGTCGAATGTGAGCACCGCGCTCTCGTCGCGCTTGCTGTACTCTGGAACACCCATCCGTCATTCTCCGTCGATTGAGACTGACCCTTAAAACACAAACCGCACGGTTGCAATACCCATTTGCAAAAAAGTGCAAGCTGCACGAGGGGTGCTACCATCGACAAGCTAAAGTGCCCACCCCACCACCAGCGAAAATCTAAAACCAAAAATTCTCTGCACCACTGCACCTGCACCACGCACCACTGCACCACGTGCACCACCAGAGGGTACCCCCTAAAGGGGGTATACCCCTCGTTGGTGCATTTGCACCATGCACCACGGTGCACCGTGGTGCAGCTGGTGCATGGTGGCAACCTCTGGGTTACTGCCCAAAACGGCCACGTGCAAAATTTTGCAAGTCATCCGAACACCGCCAGATTGCCCTGCATGAAGTACCCGGCGACATCGTCGCCCTTCTTCGCCAGCGACAGGATCGCACGCACCGCATGCTGCCTCCGGGTGTCGCGCTTGCCCTCCTCCGGCGTCGGCGTCATGTCCACCACCTTCGACGCGAACACCGGGAGCATCAGGCTCTCGGTCGCCGGGTCCAGCTGGCTGATCGCGTCGAGCACGATCTGCTCCCACTGCCCCAGCGGCTTCCGTGCGGGCTTCGAAGCCTGCTCGGACTGCACCGCCGGTATCTCGGCGTCGACCGCGACGCACGACGTGATCTCGTCGCCATCCTCGTCCATGCCCACGACGACGATGTCGAGCGCGAGCCCGAACTCCTCGCCGTCCCGGCCGTCTTTCTGCTTGCGGATGCGGATCAGCCGCCGGTGGCTGTCCTCGAAGCGGATCACCTCGATCTCGGCGTCCGAAGCCGCACGCAGGCCGGACCACCCTCGCGCCCCCTTGGACGTGTCCTTGCCCGAGTGGTGGATCAGGAGGATCATCGCCCGGAACACCGCGCCGATGGCCTTGGCGTTCGCCAGAGCGGTGCTCATGTCTTCACCGGCGTTCTCGTTCGCCCCGGCGGTGACCTGCGCGAAGGTGTCGAAGATCACCAGCTGCGCCCCGCCCCAGTCCCGTATGGCCTTGACCACCTCGATCGCGTCGTCCCGGTTCATCAGGTTCGGCACCCCC